ATCAGATTGTCCGCGTCAATGTATTTTGCCATGTTATCCCTCCTCATTATTCAAGCCAGATTTTGCTATATTCATCGAAACTTCCGACAAGCTTATCAAATGCTTTCACTTCGACGCTGTATTCATACCAGTCTTTTGCGTCCGCTTTGTCATATGCCGTTTCAATGTCCTTTATGATCTGCAAATATGAGGTATTTTGGTCTTTCAAGATATCAAAAGCAGCTTTCAAATAGTCATATTTGTATTGGACGTTGAGGTAAGACACTGCAAGCCCAAAGCATTGTCCACAAACGGACAGCAGCTCGTCCTTCGTAAGACGTTTAAGTCTCTTTGCGCTCTCACTTGATGCACATTTCGTGTCATATGACGAAAGTGCAAAGTAATCTTCTTCAAAGCTATCATATCCATAGCACTTGAACGGACTATTTCCGTTTAGCATTATTCCGACAAAAAAATCGTCAAAATGTTCTGACACATAGGTATCATTGACAATGCCCCTCAAACTATCACACTCATACGAAAGGTCTGAGAACATCATTTTAAATTCCTGCTCCTGCTCGTCATCTCCGTCAAGTGCGTTGAGAAGCGTATCATCATCGCCGCTGAAGTAATACTGGTATTCCTCGCAAACGGAGCTGATATCGTATAACTGAGATGTTATTTCCTCAAAGTTGAGCTGCGATACAATTGCTTTCTTATAGCGCAGGTTTTTGGCTTTTTCAGCTTTTGTCACTTTTCTCCCTCCTATAAACTCATCTGACTATCATCATAGTCAACTTTCCTCGTTGTCAGCCTGCCGTTATAATCAGGGTAGCTGTTCAACCTTTTGTACCTTTCGCTAGTCTTGTCAGCCATAAAGCTATTGTCCTGTTCAGGCGGCGTTGGTAGGTAATATTCCTGTGGGATTTTCAAATCGTTATCCGTGCAGATATCTAGAATATATCGCTTATACGCTAGAACGTGGTTTCTGCACAAATTGGCATTACAGCCGTCAGGCCATGATGGATCACTACAGCCATGATCGATAATGGACTTGTACTGCTCTATTGACTTCACAAGGTCTGCCG